AAGCCCAATACAAAGGGTTGATGTATTATGTAACAATGCAGATGTTGTTGGCTGTAAGATTCCTAAAACACCAGCACCAATAAGTCCTGCGTTAAATCCAACAATAAAGCGGTAATTATGAATGGATATTATGGCTTATTTTTTGATGATTATTAGCTCAATATATTCAAATATTACGAGTATTTTTAACATTTTATGTATTTAAATTACGTTTTTAATGTCAAATTAATGTCACGGCTATTTTTTATAATGTCATAAATCCTATTGCTTATAGATCAATCATTTAGTTCCTGTTTCTTCTATATTATATACACATATTCTGTATTTTTCAAATAAAATAATAAGCTGCGCATTTTTTACTAATACGCAGCTTATTACTATTTTGAAGTCTTAACGATCTTAGTTTGAAATTATTACATGTACCTCCAACGTTTTCTTTTATGCTAACATATTATTGTTGAATTATCTATAAAAATAATTATGTAATTTCTGGAAATAAAAAAAGACCAGAGGATTTCTCCCCTGGTTAATATTAAAATTTAAGGTATTTTTTAGCAACGTATCCAGTTGTATTTTTATACTTAATCTTCGTCCATGTACTGCCTTTTTTCAGTACTTCAACTTTAGATTTCTTCGGTACTCTTCCAAGCACTGTTGCTGTCGAAGATGCAGACTTTCTGATTGTCAACGGATCATGCTTAGTATTAACTTTTGCGTAGACTTTTTTCACAGCTTTCTTCTTAGCTTTTGTCGCTGTCAAGAATAGTTTTCTTTCTGCTTTTCTTCTTCTTGTCAATCCTCTGTAGACTTTCCCACCAGCTTTGTTGTATTCTAAAATCTTAGCTGCAATTGTGGCTCTAGATCTAGTTCCATTAGCTGTAAGCCCATCAATGCTGCCAATATTATATGCAAAAGATATCAAGGCATCAATTTCGTTCTGATTCCAATTATACTTTTTATCATATTTCATGACTTTTTGCAGATATTTGCTATTCAGTGATCTTTCAAGCCAGTTATCCGCTGTCTTTTCAGAGATCACGAGTCCAGCTTTTATCGTTGCTCCTGTGATAGATTTATCTGCGTTAGTAATTCCATAGCCGATCGTCCAGACACCGACCTCATCTCGATAAGCTTTTTTATAAAGTCCTTCAAATTTTTTCACAAGCTTGATGCATTTATTTGTTACGTGTGCCATTCCGATCACTCTCCTTTTCTCTCTTCTTCTCTTTCTTCTAAAATTGAAGCATTTAATTTACCATCATCGAGTAGATCTTTAATACCGTCAAACCACAGTTGCACAGCTTCTTTTAACATACTATCGGTCACAAAGATCTGTACTGGCTTCGGTAATAGCGATCTTGCCAGCTGTATTACGTAATCAAACTTAGCTTGCCCTTGTCCAGATTCTTTGAATCGTTCCTCTGATTCCACGAACAGCTCATAGACATATAGTCTGATTCCTTCCAACCCTTTTTTCTGCACATATTCAATCAGTTTCTTAATTAAAAAAACAGCAATCAAAATTGTGATCACTGCTAAAAATAGTACTTTATTCTGTTCAAATAATTCTTTCATTTTATCTCTCCTTCTTAGATTCCAACTTGTTTGAGTGCAAATCCAATCACCGATCCAATTAATGCAGTCAGGACATACATAGATATGCTTCTCCACTTCTCTCCGTCTCGGTTTTCTAGCTCTTCAAGTCGTTTGCTCTGCTCCGTCTGATTAACGAGCATATGCTCCATATTAATCGCAAGTTTTTGTACGGACAATGTGAGATCGTTGATTTGTCTTACGGTTGCTTCTAGATCTGCAATTCTTTTATTCTGCCGAACTTGCTCACGGTCTACGCCTTTGGCAAACTCTTCATGCTCATGCCTTCTTAAGTATTCGTCATCTGCCATATTCTTCCTTTCTAATATCATTGCTGCATTAAATTGTTACATAAAAATAAGACCTTTGTGGGTCCTGCTCTAATCTCTAAATTGTATTTCATTCTTCTGTAATTTCTTTTGTCTCTTTCTGCTGTTCTTCCTTTTTCTGCTCATCTTTAATAAGTCTTTCCAGATATCCAAGACATTCAGCCATGATTTTCGTATTTCTGCCTTTTGTCTCGATCATGTTCATTGTGTTATATAATTTCACAAGTTTTTCTTTCATTGTCAGCCTCCTTATACATCTTCTGCATCTTTAAAATCTGGAAGTGTTTTTAAAAATTCGTACGCTTCTTCTATTGTCATATCTGGATCATAGTCAGTTTCATAAGTCTTACTCCGCATATATGGACGGTTTAAACTGTTTCTCTTTTCATCCTCGCGAATATCAGAACTTACATATGACACAACTACAATTGAATTTTGCTGGTTTACTGTTGTCTGTAAAAACAAAATCCGATGGTAATCTGTCACAACTCCATCGGATTGTTCTATTTTCTTAAATAATGCCATTTTATTTTTCTCCTAACTAAACGTTATTTTACCGGACCATGTTACACCGATCGCAGCGTTATTAGTTACATTTGTATTATTTTTAAAATTCATTGAAACTCTAACTGCATTACCATTAATTACCGCCTCGTATGATGCTGGTTTAACATAGGTTGATGAAGTAGAACCATGTGTATATTTACCATTAGATCTACCAATAAATCCACTTACAGATGATGCAACTACATTGCTTGCATCTATTGGTTTATTAATTGGTAGTGTAAATACTACATATTTACCATCACTTGTAGCAAATCCTGCACCTTGATAGTACAACTGTATAGAATCGCCTGCTCGATAATATGGTTTGATTTTTGATGTTTTTGGTGCTTGGAAATACATATCATTTTGATCACAATATAACATCCAGTGATCTTCAAAAGTATCATGAATGCCGCGGTTAACACCTCCACCACCAACACCTACCCCGATACAATATTCCATGTTTATGTTACTTTGAAATCTAACAACGTCACAACTCTCTATTGTCATTCCCTCATAATCAACACTTGCATCAGTGGATGAATGGCTTATAGTAATATCTGTACTCTTGTCAGCTCCTGTTACTCTAGTTGTTAATAATACTCCATCTAATTCGCTAATATCCCCAGAAATAAATGCATCCAGATTATCCTCATATACTAAACCGCCAATTATAAAAGTAGAATTATGCAAACCATTAGATGATTTTCCAGAATTAAGAGTAATATACGAACTAGCCTGTTGTCCTTCACCGTCAGCGTTCGTTCCGTATAGCGTATTTGTATCTAACTCAATGATTCTGGCCTTATTCATCTGAATATAATCGGATTCAATAGATAACGCCCTTGTGATACCAGTTGAAAATTCCGATTCTTCTACCACTTGAGATGTTATAAGACCAACTCCGCCACACAATTCAATAACTGCATCTTCTGAATTTAATCCAAGCTCTATTTTCTTTTCCGAATATTTTGCTAAAATAGTGTCTCCATCTCGGATGTTAACCGAATCTGGATCTATTAACACATTTGATCCTAAGATTTCGTCAGTCATATTTCCAACAACCAGACCATCCTCTGAACCTTTAAGATAGTTCGTTGCTGTTTTGGCTGCATTATTGGCAGTATTCTGTGCATTATTAGCTTTATTCCATGCTTCCTTAGCCGCTTCATAACTGCTAGATTTACTTACTGCGGAATAACTAAAAGAGCCGTTCGTCATCACTGTTAAATCTACAAAATATAATGTATTCGTAGAACCAGATGTATACGACGGCTCTGTTGTTTTCCAGTTTCCACCCGGAGGATTTGCAGTTGGTTTCGATGGTGTTGTGGCTGTGGACGACTGTAGTAAGTAATATCTTGTTACTTTATCAATATCTACAACTCGGTATAAAGTTATTTCACATTTAGCTTTTACCACCATAACTAGTCGCCTCCTTTTTACCCCTCTAACTGGCATGTGTAAGATGCTGTATTTAATACATCATCAGCGGCTACCGTAAGAGTTTTAGATGTTGCAATCGCGGTAGCAGATCCTGTTAAATACCATTTGATAGAACCAAGATTGTCTGCTACAACCCCTGCATCACTGATTGCTTTTTCAACACCACCAACAAATACATGAGCTGTTAATACTGTAGATCCGGCGTTATTCTTAAAAACAATACCATTGGATGCTGTATAAGATAATATAATAGCATCTTTTCCAGCAGCACCTGTTGCTCCCTGCTTTGCTACGCTGTACTGTGTTGCTTTCCCACCGTTTGTATATGTAAATATTGTTCTTGTCCATAAATACTGACCGGCTGATACAGATGGTGGCGTAGACTGCCATCCGCTGGCTGGTGCAGATGTATTGGAACTTGATGCAGCGTATGTAATGTCTGCCTTAGAGATACCATTACCAGTAGCTCCAGTATTTCCTTTATCTCCCTGAATTCCTTTGATATTTCCTTCGTAAATCCACTTAGCATTAGTTGCATTACCTGCAACAGTACATTTGTATGTATTACCAGTAGACGTATTAAGGTACATATCGTTTACACGTGCGTTCGCTACTCCTGATCCAGTAAATGCTGTGGCGGTTGTTGATGTTCCCGCAATCCCTGTACCAGAATACCACTGTGATCCTGTTGTTCCAGTCGCGCCAGTTGCACCCTGTTTTGCCACACTATAACTTGCAGATGTTGTATCATCTGTATAGGTTGTTGTGACCCTTGTCCATAAATACTGCCCAGCCGCTACTGAAGGAATCGTTTTGGACCATCCGCTGGTTGGTACTGTTGTGTTAGAACTGGAACCGACATACTCTGCCACTGGTGTTCCTTTGATACCTTTTCCTGTCGCACCTGTAGGACCTGTTTTAGCTACCGCAAACGAGAATTTCTTATTCATTGTAATTCCATCTACAACGACTGGGATTGTCGCTTCACACGCTGCGCTAATTGTAGCTGTAGTTTTAAAAGTAATTTTAACCCTAGATGTTCCGCTGTTTTCTACTGTTGCACTAATTCCTGTTGGGCATGAAATATCCGCCGCTGTTACCGCTACTGAGGAACACTGATTCGATCCACAGAATGCTACTGCTTCTGTTGTACATGTCTGTCCCGATCCAACGCCACCTGTTCCACCTACAAAAGTATATGACTCGCTTGTAAGCATAACAGAATATGCATCTGTTACGTCGATAAGAGTTACTTGATTTGTTGCTTTAACTGCCATTTTGAATTTTTCCTTTCTTTTTAAATTATAAGATCACATTTAATATTGACTTTAACGTCCACATCCTCTGGACTAAGAACAAACCCAAATCCATCTCGAATAATCCTTGAATCGTTTGCTGATATGATTCCGTAAGAATCCTCGTTAAGCCTTTCCCATTTCCATTGCAGGTATGCCCCTGTCCCGAATACTTCTTTTAGCTTGTCCATGTCTGTAATCTGGGTATTTCCGTGATAGATAATCACTGATAGTACTGTTGAGACTGCGTTGTTCTTAAACACAATCCCCTGTGATGAATCAATCATTAAAAGTGTTGCCGATTCTCCTTTTATCTTTGTCCATTTATATATTTCAGGTTTTGTGATATCTGGTGTTTTGACACTTTGATTCACACATGTCCCTAAATATTCTTTCCCTTCTGGTTCCAATGATATTCCATTGCCAAAAGAATCATCTGCATACGCAAACCAGGTATATAACGTCTGATTTTCTGATAGATTCTTAAATTGATTTGTTAATTGCTCAACTTTTTCTGAAATACCACTTTCTCTGATTAAATAATCTCCAAGTGTTGCCGTCTGTGTTCCATCAACAATTGATATTTCAAGTTTTAATAATCTAGACTGTAAATAAAGTCCTCCAGCTTCATCCACAACATTTACAATGTCACCGATTTTAATATCTTCTGGAAGATGCGTGATTTCAATTTCATAATTTCTTTCAATATCACATTTCTTTTTCAGTTCTTTGATTGCCTGTTCACAAAGTTCTTTTTGATCAACTGTATCATAAGTAAATGTTTGAACAATGTGTCCAGCATTGTCTATTTTGTTTGGCTCATCAGGATTTACATACCTACTCCATCTAGCTAATGCCTTTCTGCTTTTTAAATAATGCCCTTCAACATAAAAATCTCCATCATCATATTTGTAGTCTTGCAAAGAAATTTTCACTCCAGAAGCATCTTCAGAACCAGTGCATAATAATGCAGTTGCCAAATTTTCTACAGATTTTTTTATGCTAATTCCATCGATTTCTCTCCCTTCTCTCAATTGAATCCCTGTATCTTTTCCTCTTTTTTTATAAATATTGATGTATTTATTCGTTACTGCCAGACGATCAATATCGAAACTATATGACACCTCACACTCAAAATTCTTCATAATATCAAGGATTCTTTCTGATGCCGTTTGCTCATCAAACTCTAAAAACTTCTTCACTGAATCATCCGATTCATTAATACCAATTTCAAATCCACTATCATAAATTGCTGATTCAACATGTTCCGTACAAGTTCGCTGAACTCCATCTCCGTCTGAACTTTTTAATATTTCATTTAACAAGTCCATTCCTGCATCTTCAGCATAAATATAGATGTCTCGTTCCTTAGTATCAATTTCTGTATTTATGATCGTATAAAATTCTTTTTCATCCTTGTTACTTCTTAAAATATAGTTTCCAGCTTCTGTTAACTGTTCCGCAATTTCTCTTGTTTTTTTAGAATACGTTATCCTACATTCAAATGTAGCAACTCCTACATCAATTTCCTCTGTTTTCTTATCCTCTTTAATGGTAATTCCATTTAAAAGATTTGTAGATGCTTGTCCTAAAATATCCATTTTGCGGTCAGCAAAATATATAATCATAAGAACACCTCTCGATATCGTAACTTAAATTTAGGGGCATAATCGCTTTCTACCCAATCAGAATAACTGAATCCAATCTGATTCATACCTTTTTGCAAATATAGATCTTCCCAGTCGTTTCCTAACGCACCTAAATCTGGTCGATCTAGTTCGTTTAATTTGGCGCTTGCTGCGGACGAATCAACCACAAATACATCGTTTGCATTGAATTTATTTTGTACATCATGATATTCTGTTACGATTTTATCTATTGTTTCTGTTACTTGCTTAGAATAGTTTTTCACTATTTTCGCATAATATAATCCATTATATTTTAGTGTTGGTTTGTTGGCTTTTTTTGAAACCATAATTGTAATTTTTTTAACTGCCTTTGTTTTGATTGAATTGAATGTAAAACTCTGCTTGATCCCTCCTAAATTAAAGCTCATTACAGCTCCATTTTTTGTAATGCTAGATGATTTAACTGTTTTGATTTCTGTAATTTTCTTCTTTTTATCTGCCACTCTGTTTTGTCCGAAGAACTTATTATTTAATGACAAATCAATCTCGGCTTCTTTTTGTACTTTTCCATCAACAATCATTCGATACCTTCCTTTTGTACCATCTGATGCCTTGTAAATGTCTACACCTGCAATGATATTTCCAGAATCATCTGATAAAATCATTTGAAATGCTCCACATTGCTTTTTCCCATCCTTCGAACTATCAATGCACATCTTCTGTGCGTAACTAAGTTCAAAATCTGTTGCTTCTTCTGACAGAGTGTATGTAACAGTAGGACCATGAAACCTATTGCCTGTTCCGAATCCAGTTGCTGCAAGATAATAAGTGCCTTCCGCTGTTGTGTTATAAGAATGCACAGCTCCAATTGTTCCTGTTTGAACTGAAGATTTATAAATAATACCTTTGTTTACTATATATTTAGATTTCACTCCATTCCAGGAATTAGATTTTTTGAATGAATGATTTAGTAGCACTTTTGTTGTTGGCACAGAATATGTATTTGTTTCAGATTCTACAATTTCCACCTGTTCTTCTGATAATTCATCTGGATTACCAAATTGTAAAACGTGTTCCTCATCATCAAAAAAAGCAACGTATCCACATCTTCCGTTATTATTTTCTTCTCCACTTTCGTCGTTATAAAAATCCACCTCAAATGTTGGATAACTTTTATAATTTCCATTGTATTGCACTGCAAAGTAGTTTCCGTCGTTTTCTGGCTCAATTTCATATTCATCTACCGAATACTTAAATGGATCAAGACAAGTAAACTCAATTTCGCCAGTAACGCAGTTTCGCCCTGGATCTATATCACTCATCGATGTGAATGTTCCGGTAAAATACTTATCAGGTTCATCAGCAAAAATAAGTTCCGAATCTTCCACACTCAAAATATCCATCAGCACATTATATGCTTTCCTAAAATTTTCGGCGCTTGCTGTCAGTAGTTGATACCCTACTGTGATTGTTCTTACTGGATATCTTTTATAATTTAACATCGATCCATCTCTACTTCCAGATTCAATCATCGTCAACTCTGGTGCAAGTGATTCTCTCCCAGACACATAAAGCGTTCTGTAGCCAGTAATCTGATTTTCTATATACTCTCCATTAATTTTCAGAGCCTCTGAAGGGAGAGTTGCTCCCTGTGAAGCTTCTATTGTATCGGTAAAACTATACATCTTTCTCCCTTCTTACTTTCTTCCAAGTTTTCTGTTCTGCCTTGTCTGTCGTTTGTTTAGCTCTGCTTCTGTGTATGGTGCTGTTACTCTTGCAACCTCTTTCCCATCAAGATCAACTGGGACAATAATCGTGTATTCTGCCTGTGTGTAATAGTCATAATCACTGTTAAGACTTCCTCCAACATCTCCTGCGATCGCAAGGTTGTTAAAGTTTGGAACTGTAATTATGCTATCCATCGTTTTATCTAATGTATTTGCCATAGAAGAGATTCCATTGACAAATCCCTTTACAACGAATACTCCTAAGGCTTTCATAACACGGGATGGCGAATGGATTTTTAATTTCCCTTTTACGGCTTTGGTAAGGATGTTTGCCAAATCTTTTGCTGACTTATTTAAGGCTTTTTTGTTTGATTTAGATGTCAGTCCTTTAACAAATCCCTTTGTTGCATCCTGCGCAATCGTATTCATCTGTTTTTTCAATTTGCTTAGCTCTGCTGTAACCGCACTGTTATAATCTTTGTCAAGCTGCTTAATATACGGTTGATAATATGATTTTGCATTTTTGTCCGCACTGGTCATAAATTCTGAATAGTCTTTTCCATACTGTTTTAACCAGGAATCGCTCTTTTTTAATAATTCCGTCGTATACTTTAATCCTTGTGCTGTATCCAAATTCTGAATATCACGCATAAGATCATATGGAAGAACTTTTTTTAGTTTTTCCATATTCTTCGCAAGTTGTTCTACTTGATTTTTTTGAGCTTTAAAGTTTACTAACGAAATATATCCGTAATTATCAGAACTAAACAAATCTCCATAATCTGCTAATTTGCTCTTATAATTATCCCTGTCTGAAATGATCGCATCGTATTTCTCTTGATACTTCTTTCCAAGAGCTGTTAACGCCTTGTCTGCTGCGTTAATAGATTTCTTTCCTTGTGACTTTATCGTTTTGCTCATGTCTGATTTTAGAATTTTTCCAACTTGTGTATACGCTTTTTTTAATTTTGGATTTTTCTTTTGCAGTTTTTTTACACCAGCATTAATCTTCTTATTCAAAGACTTAGTAATTGAAGATACTTTACTATTCATAGAATCTTTGTATTTACTTACAGCATTACTTGCCGCATCTTCGTATTTACGTGATTTTGTAGCTTTCTTCATCGTGTCGATTGCTGTTTTCGCCAATGCTTTACTTGCAGATTTTACATTACTGATACCATTTTTAATACCAATTGCAAGACCAGCAGCTATATAGCGACCATCTTTTTTTGTCATTCTAGATGGAGAATGAATCTGTGCTTTTGCCCTAATCGCTTTTTCTGCTGCAGATACCATTCTGGATGCTGCGGCTTCGATCTGTCCCAGACATGAACTCATTCCTTGTGCAAACCCTTGACTGATATAAGCACCTGCACTGTATGCTCCAGATCGTCCTGAACGTAATCTTGAATTTGTGCTAGATACAGCTTTTGAGGCAATACCTGGTCCTTTTCTTAATCCGCTTTGCATAGAAGAGGTAAATCCGCTTCCCATCTTCTTTCCAGATGATTTTGCAGCGTTGGCCGTACTGGACATTGATTTTTTAATTCCAGATAGAGCCGATGTTGCTTTCGCTCCCATGGATCCAAAGCTTGAATTTACAGATGTTGATGCTGCTGATAGGGTCTTCATACCGTTTGCAGTCTGTTGTATGTCAGAGCCTTTACGAGAGATTTTTCCAATCCCGATTGCTACTGCCCCAAGGCTTTTTGCAATAGATCCTATCGATAATCCGGAAATCATCTTGATTCCTTCGGCTACACTCTTAAATCCAGTTCCTGCATTCTTCGCAGATTCTCCAACAGACTTGATCACACCCGAAATTCCATCAAGTACACTTCGAAGCCCTCCGCTGATTGCGCCAACGACAGTTTTGATAACATTTCCAAATACAGTAAATCCTGTACTTGTTACTGTAAGCGATGTTCCAAGTATTAAAAGTCCGGCTCCTGCTGTCGTAGCTCCTACTCCTACTGCTAAAAGACCAGCTCCAAGTACAACGCAACCAGCTCCTGCTACCAATGATCCAGCCCCAAAGACAACCATACTTGCTCCAAGTTCAGCGATTGCTACCGCCCCTGATGTTCCGTATTGAACAACTGTTGGCAATACTCCTGCAACAACTGATAGCGATGCAGCTGCTAATAATGCTCCTGCTCCAACAAGGACAATTGCTGCTCCAAAAGCTATAAATCCAACTGCCCCTGCTGTCATCGCTGGTCCAACCGCTCCCGCAATCGCCATTAACGCTCCAACAGCTACAACCATTCCTGCCATACAGGCGATCGCTGGTGTACCTGCATTTGCAAGTGCAATACTTGCTGCTGACATGATTGCTAGGCCTGCTGCAACCATTAATATTCCTGCTCCTAAAGCGAGTAAAGCTACTGCTCCAGCTTGTGCTCTTGCTGGTGTTTGAGAAAATATCTTCATTGCAGCCATTCCGCCAATTACAAGTGCAGCCAATGCACCAGTCATCCCAATCATTATCCCTATTGCCAATCCGCCGGAATTAGCTAGTGCAATACTTGCTTGTGCCATAATCCCAAATCCAGTTGCAACCATTAAAACTCCTACGCCTAACATCATTGTACTTTTTGCCATCGTTAAAACTGACTTATTGCTTACTTTAGCCGAATTTCCTGTGGCCGCCTCGCCTGCTGCTACCCCAAAAAGCTTTGCTGCAAGTCCTGTAATTCCTTTTCCAGCTAACGATAAAATTGATTTCGTAAAGCCTCCTATCCCAGGTGCAAGAGTTTTTACGATTTTAAAACCTTTGTAAGCTACTAATAATTTTGGTAATTGCGTTATCAGTGATGCAATTGCATCTGAATGATCTTCACAAAATCCAGCAAAACTTTTTAACTCTCCGGTAATTTCACCAATTATGCTTTTAAATCCAGATACAGATTTTGCAGAGCCAAATGACCCATTCAATTCTCCCATGCTTTTTCCAATAGCACTTACTGCTGATCCGAACGCTTGTCCTACTTCTTTTGCATCTGTCTTAAAAACAGACCAGTATTTCCCAGCCTTTGTTGCAAAGCCACCAATCTTGCTCGCTATTTTATTACCATCGACATTATCTAAAAGATTCGTTACATCACTTACTCCCTTAATTGCAATGCTAGATACTTTATCAAACGCTGGCTGCAATTTATTTGCTGCCGTCTCTGTTAAACCATCCATTGCTTGTCCAACAGTTTTATATTCTGTTGCAAGCTTTGTGAACTGTTTATTCGTTCCTGTTTTAGCAATTGCCGCAAAAAAGTCTTCGGTTTTTACTTTACCATCCTGAACATCCTTAATTAACTGCTGTGTAGATCTTCCCATTGTTTTTGCAACAGCTGCAATACCCGCAGGTGTCTGTTCAACCATTAATTTGAAGTCTTCCCACTGTATTTTAGGTTTTGCTGCCATCTGTGTAGCCTGCTGTGACAAAGTTTTCATTGCTTGCTGTGGATTTTCTGCCGCTGCGGCTAAACCACCAAATCCTTTTACAAGTTTTGTCGTGCTTTTTGTCCCTACCGCGTCTAATTGCGCATATGTAGAAGCCATATCTGAAGAACTATAAATTGTCTGTTCTGCAAACTTTTGAAGCTCTTTTTTAGTGCTTGCTATTTCTTTTTTTGAATGATCATTCATGCTCATGTTACCTTCGAAAGTTTTCCATGCAGCACTTGATTCGTTTAATCCTCCTACAATTTCTGAAAGTCCAGAAGTGACTACAGACACCGCTTTGTTTCCTACTGCCACCATTGCCCCAAAACCGATTCCGCTTTTAAGAACTTTTCCTAAAGATAGTGTGGATTTTTGAGCTGCTTTCATACCTGCTTCGAATCCAGCATCTCTCGCAGTTAATATTGCTTCAACACTATATGATTCTGCCATCAGCTCTCCCTCCTTCTTAGCAATCTCTTCATCTTCTCAAATCGATCTGGCTTATTCTTTCGTTTTGCCTGATCGATTGCATCTTCGTAGTCGTAGAATTTCTTAAATGTTGGATAGACTGGTTTTTGTCTGTTCTTTCCGGCTTTCTTTTTTGCACGTACGGCAAAATTAAGAAACGCTTGCCAGTGATTTCTGTAGTCTTTATCTACTTCTTTTAGCCTTGCCGCTTCGGCCATGATCTCATATTGTGCAATCGTCAATTGGTCCACTTGATCAAACGACGTAAAACCAAAATACCGGAAACAGTCAATCGCCAGCTCCCGGTATATTTCTTCAAAATCTTTTATTCTTCCTGCTGTTTCTTCTTCTGTTTCTCCACTTCTTCCTTCAGCTCTCGTGTCGTTTTCTTCGTAGCATTTGCATTCTCTAAGAAACCCAATACCGTATCAAATAATGCATCGATATCTGTGCTTTCATCCTCAATGTGCTTATCTAACTCTGTTCGTTCAAGTCGTGGTGTAAATCCTTTGTTCGCTACCAATAAAACATCTTCTAATGCATCAAGATCACCATCAAGCATTTCTGCAACTTTATACTGCAGACCAATGTCTTTTGTTTTTCCTTTAATATTTTCTACTGGGACAGCAATTGTTTTGTTGATCTCTCTCATGAATCCCATTCCAAAGTTAAATTCATATGTTGATTTGTTAATCTGTAATTCGTACATGTATTATATCCTCCTAAGCTCCTGTTTTTGGTGTATCTACGAATGTGTATGCCTGTTCCTGCTGCTGTGTTGTCACAGTTACATCTCCATCCACACCTGTTCCATTGATACCAAATGTTAAAGAAACCTCTACAAACTCATCTGCATTAGCTGTATATTCGATTTCTGTTAAATACCCCTGGAAATACTTTCCTTTGAATTTGTTATTTCCTGCGGATGCTGGTTCTGCCAGATTAGCCTCCCAAATTTCAATCAATGCATCATCATCTAAAGCCTTTTCCAGTTTTTTAATCATTTCGTCATCTTTCTTTAAGATTGATGTTGCTGTGATCTCCACTTCTGCAGCACCTGGTGTTCTGATAGAACCATCCTTTGTCGCAGTAGAATCAGCATCTTTCGACTTAGTACGACCATTCTCTGTTGTGAATGCCAATGCTGTACCATTCAGTGTTGCCGCTTCTGATAAAATTCGATACAGATAAACAATCTTCTTGCCCTGCACCGCTTCATTTCCAAAAAGCTGTAAATTTAACATTGCTACCTCCTAATTAAATGTAAATTCTAATTCTAAAACCCCGTGCATCAGGGGTTCTTTCGTTGTTGTGTCTGAGAGGATTCTTTGATTTACTCTTACAAGATTCCAACCAAAGTTTTTTGTTTCTTCGATCTTGTAGCACATATCTTTGATCTCTAATAATATCTTCGATAATGTTCCTCTCTGTCTTGGGTTGTTATGCCAGACATGGATTACCTGGCTGACTGCCCCAAAGACTGTTGTTTTATTTGCTTGATCATCCTGTGTGCTGTCAGCAAGATAAACAAAAGGATACGGGGTTTTATCCGGCGGTAGGAATGTATCATACACACCGATTCCCGTATCCTGATATTTTTCTTTTAGTTTTAACAGCAACATAGTAAATAGTTCCTGCTGTGGATCCATAATCACCTCATTATCTTTTCTAAGTCGCTTTTAAAAATACGTTTCTGTTCATCCAACGCAGGCTTTAGATAAGGCTGTGCTTCCATAAAGCGTGTTCCGTATTCAACATATTCTGCGTAGTCAACTTCTGGCTCAACCACTGCTGTTAATCCAGAATCTTTAATACTAAGGGTAACGTTTCTTTTTAAATTACCTGATGGCGTTACGAATTTAAGTCCTTCTCCTTTAACCCACTCATAATGCCCTTTAAAGTTATCAGTATTCTTCTCTACTTTCTTTTGTAATTCAGCTCCATTATGTCTAACAACAGTTTTTGCAGCTTTTAAATCTAAATTCTTTCTCAACTTCGCATTAAGCTGATCTAATCCATTTACCTTAATACCACTCATCATTGCACCTCTGATACAATAAAAGTCTGTTTTGTTCGAAGTTTCCTTGAATAATCCACTTTATAGATCTTGTTTCCAATTCGGATCTGATCAAATGGGCAATCATAATGGTTCTGTAATTGAATCGTTAAACTTCCCTGTTTGATCATTCCATAAACAACCTGCATCATCTGTGTTGTTGTATCCATAACCGATGCTTGTTTTTGATCTTCACTTACAGAATCATCTTTGTAATCACCTGTTTCCTGATCATATTCTCCTTGTGTCAACTTTTGAAAGTAAATCATTGTATCATATCTCATAGAAACCTCAGCTTTCCTCGCTTTGCATCCTTTTGCATCTGCAAATATGCTTCGATTTCATCCATAAACGGAGCAAAATCATTTGCCGATGCATACGACTGTGTTTCTCCTTCCACATTGTGACTTACCAATCCTTCGGATCCGATACGATTAAAACGAATGATCGCTACTTCGATAATGATGTGTTCCATCTCATCTGGTGGATCCATACCACCTAAAAGTAATCGAAGCCTTGATTCTACAGAATCTAAGATTATGATCAATTTTTCATCCTGTGTGGGATCTTCAAAGCCAAGCATTACCTTAAGCTTTTCCAGCATTCACTTCCTCCTTTGTTTCCACGATTAAAGGAACTCCCTGAGCGTTTCCGCTCCCAAGAAGTTCCTCAATTCTAGTTTTATTCGGTGTTAATCCCTGTCTTGGATATGTATCCCCAACGTCATAGTGATGATATACTTTGCCGTCTTTAACATCTTTATAATCCTGCAGATCATGAAATGCTTTTACTACTTCATAAGCCATATCTATCAACACCTCACTATTCTTTTGCAGCGGATACGACATCCCCTGATCTTACTGCTTTATAGTTACGATCACACTCAACAATTGTCACATGACTGCCTTTTGCTGCTGTGATTTCTGATACTCCATCCCATTTAGACCAGTTCTTTACATCCATGCCATAGGTTACAGCCGTTGCAGAAGATGCATTAACTTTATATTTAAATGCATTTTTCATAGACATGAGCTGTTCATCCATTGTGATCGCTGTATCACCAGCATTTGTACCTTCTACTGCTGTAAGATGTAACTCTCCAAGAGTCTGTGTATCTCGGCTTCCAACACTTGTATATGCGATCGCATCAAGATATTCACAGAAAAGACGTAAGCCCATGATCGCAAATAAATCAGAGATAGCTCTTTCATATGTTCCCTGTGCATGGAATCCGATAAACCCTGTTGTTGGGTCTGTTGTATAAGATAATCCAGCTTTTACAAATTCGCTGTCTCCTGGATCAACATAATAAGCTACGATATTGTTTAAAGGAGTGGCGATTACAACACCTTCTGGAATCTCGGAACTGATAAATACTACATCAGCACCTAAAAAGTTCTTCATGTATTCAAACCCAAACGCTGTCTGCAGTGTGATATCTGCTGCACCAATATATTTGTACACATCAAGCGTATTAACCCATACAGCCACACCTGTTGCGGTTCTTTTCATCTTCTTGAATTTGTCTTTTACTCTTCCGATAGACATTGCGATTGCCATCTGCCATGTTGTCTCTGCTCCTGTTAATGATCCAGCTTTTAACTGTTTGTAGAATTTATCGCTAACTTTATTCTGAAGATCCGATTTAAATTCTTCGTCTGTGTCGTTCACTGCAATATCATATCCTTTTTCAGCAATTGCCTCTAAAGATACACCTTTTCGGTATTTCTCGATTTTGATCGTATCGAATACCTTCTCTGTTACTTTGTACTGAGAATATGGGATTTCTTCTCCCTCTCCAATATCTCCAGATTTCAGTTCTCCTGCTACTTCTTTTGTTTTTAAGGCACTTCCATTCTCTTTTCTGATCATCCTTGCGATACCAAGTACATCTAATAATGCCTGAATATTCTTTCCGAAAGATGTTACAAAGTCAATTTCCCTTGCTCTTACATCTAAGTTGTCCTGTCCAGTCATTCCGTCTGGTCCTGTGAATAACTGCAGATCTAATTTGTGTTTTTCCATTTTGTCCCCTTTCTTTACTGGAACAGATTGATATTTTCTCGGATCATCTTCTGACGCTCAATCGGGTCTTTAATGTCCATGATCTGTTCTTTTGTGATCGTGTTTCCACCGCCTGTTCCTGCTTTTGGCGGTTTTCCTTTGATCGCTTCTTTAACTGCTGCCTGCACAGCTTCTTTGTACATTTTTGCAAATGATTCAACTGCTGTCTTAGTTCCGTCCGCATCGTCTGCTACCAAATTGCTGAGAAGTTCATCTGGAATGTTGATATTTTCATCTGCTAACATCTTTCGTGCTGTTTTGGCCAGTTCAGTTCTGGCGTTCATCTTTTTCAGATCTTCCAGTTCCTTCTCTGCTTTCTTTGCACGATATTCCGCTTTTTCTTCTTTTGTCATTTTAGCAAGCTTTTCTGCTTCAGTCAGCTTGTCATCGGTCAGCGTCTTCCATTTTTCTTTTTCATTAGCCACTGCCGTTTTGATTGCTTTGTTTACTCTGCGATCAAACTCCGCCTGATTTCCTTCCTGGCCTAAGAAGTCATCAAACGACATTGGTTCATTATTTCCACCTGTTCCGGATCCATCGCCATTCCCGTCTCCAGTCCCACCGTCATCTCCTTCTGTGAACAGCTGTAAAAATAACTTATACTTTTCCATATTCGCTCCTTTCGCCCTGATCCGTCCCTTCCAGATCATTGCTAATAAAAACTTAGTTTAACGACATTTCGGTCACAACAGTTACACAATCCGAATATAATCCGGATAAGCATCTGCGATGCTGCAAATGCCAATAAAAAAGGAATCTATCAAAGTTTTTGATTTCTCTGATAAATCCCTGTATCTGATAAAAGCCTGTCCAGCTTTTAAATCGTATTCTATTTTGTCATCGGTTAGATCATGAATTGACTTGATCAAATTTTGCAATAGCATCGACACCGATGCACATACAATGTCTTTGCCGTACTCTGCATAATTTGCATGTCCTGTCGCTGTGATTTCATGATCACGTACTTTTACTTCAATCAATATATCACTTCCTAATTTTTTGCATAAAAATACCACCAATCATTTCAATCAGTGGTATTGCTAATTATTAAAATATCCATTGTCAAATAAAAACTCGATTTCATCAGCGGTCAATTTTTTAAACGGACTCTCCCATGAATCATCTTCGGTTTCAAAATCCGGAGCTTTAAACTCTGATGGAATGAATCCAAGTTTCTTGCATATTCTTTCATATTCTTTTTCCTTCTCCATCAAAACACCTCCATTTTTACTCCTGCATCCATAAAATTTTTCTTTACTTTTTCAGTATATCCTTTGGCTTCCATCCAGTCAAGAGCTGCTGCTACTATTGGCAGATTAAATTTATCTTTATCAACCGAATATTTGTATATTTTCCCATTGTGACAAACAACTAATCCAAATTTATAGCCCCTATTCTTACATACTATTAAATCCGCTGTACTAGGAACATTACTTCCAGGATGATTATGAATAGCAATAATCTCATTTTTAGCAGATTTGTTTAGCATTTTTTTCATAGGCTTATTCATTTTTGCTTGACTTTCTACATTGTAATTTTTATTTATTGTATATTTACCAGTTTTACTATCAATAAATGCTAAATCCTCATATTTTGTGCCTGATCTATGTTTAATTATCTCTTTAGAAAGTTTCCACGCGGTTCTATTTATCTTTGTTTGATCTGATACATTATTGAATTTTCTTCTATACTCGGACGAGTTAATTAAATCTTCTTTTGCTATTGTATCATTATACATATATTTTTTCTTGCTTTCTTCTTGTTCTGTAGAATTTTTCCACGTATCAAAATCCAATCCATGCTCTGAATATGTATCCAACCACTTCTCATAATCATTATCATCCATATGTGCTGCCGTGCTGCAATGACAATAAGGATGCATCGGAGGAGCATTTTCTCCTGGCATCATATCAATTACTTTGAACACTTTCTCATCTAGTCTCTTACATTCACTACAAGCATCTAACTTCTGGCATGCTATGTATTGATAATAATCAAAACCATTTTCTATGTACGACTGCTTCTGGGCTTCTGTCTGAACTCTTGCAAGTTCTGTAACCATCAGTCTCATTGCGTTACTCTTGCTGACTCCAAATCGTTTTTCTAAATGTCTCGCAAGTACGCTTGGGTGTTTCCCTTGGATCAACCCTTCCTGAAGAAGCTTGTCGATTTCTGATTTCAGCATTGACTGGTGCGCCCAGATACGTTCGGACCACGTTGCGTTTTTGTAAGATGCGTCAACGATCACTCTTGCCTTTTTCGCATTATCATTAATCGTCTTTCCTAGTATACCTGCTTGTTTCCGCATTTCTTCCTCAGTTCGCTGTGTGAACACATCTCCAAACATCTTCTCTATCTCATCATAGCCACCTACCAAATGCATTCCTATGTTGGCTTTTAACAATTCTAATCGATTGATCTTCATTGCTGCATTATAATATCGCATCTCATCATTGGCTTTCTTCGAGAGGTCCTTATTCTTAACATAACGTTTTGCTTTCTTGGCATATGCTTCAATATCAATCTTGGCGATCCGCTTCTTGGCTTCTGCCATCGTGATTCCCTCTGCTTTAGCATACTTCACATAGAATCCGTTGATCTCTTTTTCTATGTTATCAAGCATATTAGCATAGATATCATCCAGTTTTTTCTGATATTCTGCTTCATTTTTGATATTTTGCTTTCTCTGGCGTTCTTCACGCTCTCTCCAGTAGTTCTTACTACTCATTTGTCTTATCTCCAAACATCTGCTGCATTACTACATCTTTTGGCTTCTCTTCCTCTTTATCGATGCGTTCGATCTCTGCTTTCGGATTATCTACAACACTTAAGACCCCAAGCTGTGTTTCTTGTGATACAACGCCAGAAAGATTTTGTGCGATCTGACTTTCTTCTAATAGGTTTGCTGGAACATTTGGTGTGAACTTGTAATGTAACTTCACCCAATCATCTTTTTTCATAGCATTTCCAGGATTGCTAAAGATCAGCTTATATCTTCGATTCATTCCAGAGGTAAACTTTCGTTCTTTGGTTTTCCTAAGGTTACTCATTCCCTGCAATTTATATGCCATTGCAATGCCCGAACTTGTTCCAAAATTTTCATCTGAAATATTGGCTACCATGGCAATTAAAAATATCAGATTTTGTAATCGATTAAGTAAGTTTTCCTGCGTCGTGTCTCCATTTGGTTTCTGTAAGAAATCAACGATTACACTTTCGCCATCTCCATCAAAGTTGATCACACGGTCTGATCTAATATGTTTCAATTCATCCTCATCTAACAAAGTCCCTATAATTTTCAAATATGCATCTGCAAAATAATCTACATCATTGGCTTTTTCACTGATTGCTTTGTTGAATGCATTGATTATGGACATCACCGGTTCGAATATTCCTTGGCATTCTTTATTTTCACGATATTCCGTAGCTGGAACCCCATTAAAGTAATGTAATTGTTCTTGTTCATTCCAAACAATCTTCCCTTTTATAGTAAACCATCGAACTTTTTCTTGGTCCGATACACTTCCATGCAAGACATTATCCTCATCCCTATATAGCCGAACAAAATAGCGTTCACGTTTAAGTACCGAATCATCATAGATCATAAACGCTTCTGTTGGATCTAAATATATAATTCCGACGTTTCCTTCTTCATCGTTATAATACATTTCGTACCCTTTTCCATAAATAGAGCAAATCTTAGACAATTCTGCATTGTTATCATCCTGATCATTATACTGATCAAGGAATTCTATGTATTTTTCAATCGTTTCCTCTCCACCATCTACTGTGATTTTGATCGGATTTCCAATGAAATACCCGTTCATTGTGTCTACAATGTATTTTGCAAAGTTTACAGCAATACGATTATCGGGTTTCCACTCTGGTTTTGGATTTTCGTGAAAGATTGGGAAATCTGTTTCGTATGCATCTTGTAATTGTTTATACCGAAACGTGCTTTCTGCAGCATGCCTTGCGATAAACCGACTCAACTTCGCATCTGTTAGTTCTTCGTCTGGCGATATTCTATAAATTTCTTTACGCATCATAATCCTCCCTTCACGTTTGTGTTTAGTCGTGGTTTCTGCTTTCGTTCTTCTTCGATTGAATAACGTAACATGGCCATTGCATCATCAAAAAATGGAACTGGCTCATCTAGATAAGTATTGGTTCTCTCATCTTTCTTCCACTTCCATTGCTGTATTTCTTTAATTGTATTTACACACGTTGGATAGATATGTATCCTATGTTGTTTCAAATAATCAATCTGAGCACTGACACTGTTTGGCTCTTTTTTTACTCCTCTTGCTCTATAGCCTGCTTTCTTCCACATCTTGATTCGATCTGGTTCCGCAGAGTCACACCACATACGGAGCTTCTTGCTGAATTTGCCTTCTGCTTTTCTGATAATCTCGTCTGTATCCATTTCATACACATACAATTCCCGGCACAGAAACAGTTCTCCGTCTTTAAAGCCAACCTCGCCAATGCAATCCGCATGGTTGAATCCGAAGTCCTGTGCATTAACCATGTAATCGAATCTTTCCGGGGAACGGTCAAATTCTTCTATGACATAATTTTTAAGGATCAAACCTGCAACTTCTCCCCACTCTCCAAGGCCATAAACTCTGTATCCTTCTGGGTCTACCTCTTTACGTCTTAGCATTCGTCTGTGATATGCTTCATCGATGAATCGGTTCTTTTCGTAAGTTGACTGGTGTGTGAGTACATCAGAATCAGCACGATCAAAGAACACTTTCTTGATCCAGTGGTGTGCTGATACAGGGTTAAATGTCATTCTAATCTGATAGAACTGTCCTTCTGGCAATTCGCCTCTCAATCGGTCATCAATGATCTCAAAATCTGACTGTGTGATCTCTGTCGCTTCTTCTATCCAAACGTCTGTTAGCTTTCCTCGTTTGAATGTGATTGATTTCAGCTTTTCTCTCTGTCTTTCGTCGTTTACACCTCTGAATATGATCTGATTGTGATTACTCTTGCATTCTATAATCATATTTGATGCATTGATGTACCAGTATCGTTTATACTGTTCTCCAAACATACGAAAAATAGCACCCTGCAATTCTGCAAAAGTGCTATCTCTATTCGTTACATCTGCTTTTCGGACACATAAAAGGTTTCTCCCAGGATCATTCATAAGCCTTAGGATATAGTGCTGTGCTGTATCCATACTCTTTCCAGATCCAGCAGAACCCTTCATGACGATGTATCGTTTTTTACTGCGATCGACTTCTTTAAAACAAGGATTAGCCTGTACTTTTATCTTCATCCAGTATCATCCTCACCATAGTCGATCGTAATGTTTAGATCCATGTCAACATCAGTTTCAACTTTATCGGTAAACAATGCATATCGCTTGCCAAGAAGTTCTGCTGCCTTCAATCGTTCTTTTTCAGACGGTCCCTTTGTTATTGCTCTGGCTTCACTACATCCATCTCCGATTCCTTCCACAACGATCTCCTCCGCATTACTCTTCCCACGCATTACTGCAGTTAGGTATTCAATCACTTCCTGGGCGTCCGCTGTTTTCTCATTATGGATCGCTTCCATTTGGTCCGCTACATACTTTTTTACCTCTTCAATCTTTAATAATCTACTTGCGGCAGCAGCCGCTACATCTCCATCTTTTACTCTTGGATATGCAACTCTGTAAGCCCGAGATGCATTCAGATCTATCAGGTATTCATCAGCAAATAGCTTTCTTTTTTCTGTTAATGCCATCTAGGCTCACTCCTTTCTTTTAAAAATGGACCTCCAGGGACTCGAACCCTGGACCGATCGGTTATAAGCCGACTGCTCTGACCTGCTGAGCTAGAGGTCCTTAAATTTATGCACGAAAAAAGCACCCGAAGGTGCTTAATTCAATATATTTTGAGATTTGATTAACCTTTTGTTGTACGCGCAAC